ACTATCTATAATAGATCTGTTGATGTTGTTACTCAGTTCCATACTTTGTCTCTTGCTGCTAATTCAACAGCAGCTTGCCTTGGTGTTTTCTGGATTCAAGGTGAAAGTGATGTAGCGACAGCACAGGCGACTTACCAAAGCAATCTTCAGACTATGAGAAGTGATTTTAGTACAAGTGTTCAGGCAGTTACTGGTCAAACACAGCCTGTAAAACTGTTTACATACCAGACTTCTTCTCATCTTGCGTATAGTCAGCCGACTCCAAACAGTGCTTTGGCACAACTTGCTGCTGCAAATGCAGATGCTAATATTTATTTGACTACACCAATTTATCATCTTGCTTATTCTGATGGTGTTCATTTAACTGGTGGTGGTTCTAGACAGCTTGGTGCATACATGGCTCTTGCTTATAAGAGAGTTATTATCGATGGTTTGGATTGGAAACCTCTTCAGCCAGCATCTTCCATTAAGCAGGGAAATGTCTGTATTATTACATTTGATGTTCCTGATGGTCCTCTTGTTCTTGATACAGTTGCTGTAAAAGATCCGGGTAATTATGGTTTCGCCCTTGTAGATAGCGGTGGATCTCCTTTGACAATCTCTTCTGTTTCGCTTGCTGGACCAGATAGAGTCAAGATTGTAGCTGCTTCTTCTATTCCTGCTGGAGCAAAAGTAAGATATGCTTGGGGAGATGGTATAACAGCTAATTCTGGTCCAATTACAGGCCCTCGCGGTTGTCTTCGTGATAGTGCTGGTGATAAACTTCCATCTGATTTTGGTAAACTGCACAATTGGTGCGTAATCTTTGAACGTAGTATCTAAAGGAGAATAGAATGTCTCAGGCTCTAATTGTTACAGGCGCTGACTTTACCAGCTCTGGACTTGGAAGATCTTTGTATCTCACAACAGATAGAACAAATCTTGTTGGTGAATATATTTTTGGTAGAAATGAAGCTACTACAATTTTTAATAGTGCTACTCCCGGTTCACCTACTGCTTCGGTAATTGGAACACTTACGTATGGTGATCATTTTGTTGACGCTGCTGGTGCAAACTATATTGCTACTAATCTTCAAAATAACGCTAATTTAACTTTTATGGTTATTGTTGCTCACGGTGCAGCAGCAACTACTGAACTTTATTTGAGTTCAACAAATGGCGCACAGGCAAATGGTTTTTATCTTGGAAATCAAAGTGGACAAGCTTCTTTTTTCCTTGCTAATTCCAGCGGTGGTGGAAATGCCGTGACACTTCCTAATATCGTGTCTTCTCCTCTTACAGACTTCCGTGCGCTTTGTGGTCGCGCTAGTGGAACTACAACATACACACTTGAAATTGATGAATTTAAAAATGGATCTCTGGTTCAGAATGCCTCTATGACTGCAACAGGTTCTAGAGTTGTTGGAACTCAGGTTATTAATATTGGAACTCTTGATGGTTCTACAATTTGGAATAGTCCTAAGAATACTGCTGCTGCTTTGATCTGGCATCGCCTTCTTTCTGATGCCGAACTTCTTGCAGCTTATCTTGAATGTCGTACTGTCCTTGGTAGAATGGGTATTTCTTGTTAAATGTCCCCCGAGGATCTCGACATACTTCTTGAGAAGGCTTCTGAGCGTGGTGCTGAATCTGCGCTGAAGAAGATTGGCCTTCACGATGAGAATGCTGGTAAGGATATCCATGAAGTTAGAAGTCTTCTGGAGTCTTGGAGAGACACAAAGAAAACAATCCAGCAGACGATAGCTAGAATTATCACGACTGGTATTCTTGCTATCCTTGCTATTGGATCTTGGCACTACTGGGGTGCACCTAAGTGAAGTTTAATCAGGCGTCAGAAAATAAACTAAAGAAATTGCACCCTGATATGGTCAAGGTTGTCCGTAGAGCGCAGAAGCTTGTTAAGGATAAGGACTTTGGTGCTATTATTACCTGTACTGTCAGGACTATGCAAGAGCAGAAGCTGCTGGTTCAGAAAGGTGCAAGCAAGACGCTCAACTCTAGGCATATCCCCGGTAAGGATAACTATGCCAAGGCTATCGACTTTGCTGTTACACTGAATGGTAAGGTTAGATGGGACTGGCCGTTGTATGCTAAGCTTGCAGAGATTATGAAAGAGGCTGCCAGACTAGAAAAGATTCCTATCATCTGGGGCGGTGACTGGAAATCTTTCAGAGATGGTCCTCATTTTGAACTACCAAGAAATAAATATCCATAGGAGACTAATATGACAATGGAAATGGTTTGGGGTGTCGCTAGAGCAGTGCTTGCTGCTGGTGGTGGTTATCTCGTTGCTAAGGGTATGATTGATGCTGCTACGCTGGAGACAGTGATTGGTGCTATCGGTACAATCTTTGTTGCTGCATGGTCCGTCTGGGCTAAGAAGTCTGCCTAAGCATGAACTGGCTTGAGATAGTCCTTATTCTTTCTCTAATACTAGGGCTTATCTCAGGTGGTATTCTTATTGCTAGATCTCCAGTATTTTGGATTGGTTTAGGCTCAGCAATGTTTAAAGCTTTACTACCGCACCTCTTGAAAAGAATGCCTCCAGAAGAGGAGGAAGCTTGGAGAAGGTGTCAACGTAAGGGCGGTAAGTGGAACTATAGAACAAGGCGATGTGAGTAATGGATTGGTCAGATTTAAAAAGACCTTTAAAAGGTAAAGAAAAAATCCTTTCTAAAAAAGGGATGACTAAAGGACAGTACTCAACTCAAAGAACAAGAACTGTCCAAAATCCAGATGGTAGTTATATGAATGTAAATACTCTTTGGAAAACAAAACAAAACGGTATTTCTGATACAGGACACATGTCAGATGATTGGATAGCCTCTCATGCAAGATATATGGAAAAACAAACAGGACTTTATTATCCAAGATTTAAAGATGTAAAATCTGCTGTAGAAGCTGCTTCTAAAAGATCTAAAAAAGGTGGAGCAAGTAGTAATACACCTCTTAGAGTTCCTAAACCAAAAAGGAAACCAAAAGGTAAATAATGAAGAAGAAGTTTGATAAGGAACAACTTGTTAAGATTGTTCGCAAGCGCAGGACAAAGCCTAAGCATAAGCGTAATAGCAAGAAGCTTGGTCCCAAATCCGATATGAGAAATGATAAAGGTAAATACTAATGGGTTCTTTCCAGACAAAAGGTCTATTCTACGAGCTTACACTTCCTGAGGATAGGAAGATTATGGGTACTAGCTGGACTCTGAAGGAACAGGATCTTCATGCTGATGATATGGTTTACAAGTCCATGAAGAGGGTTTACCTTGAGATGGAAGACGTAACTGAATACGACTTTGCTATGGCTACTCTTGGCTCGTTTAAGCACTGGGAGAGGGTAACAGAGTCTCCTATCCTTATTAAGCATATTACCCAGTGGCGTAAGGAACTTAACCTGAAGCTTAAGGCTAGGGCTATGCGTTCGATTATCAAGGCTGCTACGGAAGATGAAAAGCTTTCGTTCCAAGCAATGAAGTACCTTGCTGATAACGAGTATCTAGACAAGAAAGGCAAAAGAGGCCGTCCTAGTAAGGAAGAAGTCAAGGCTGAACTTCAGCGTGAAGTCGAGATTAGTAAGACATTCAAAGATGACGCTGAAAGAATTGGCTTGAAGCTCCAGTAATGGCTAGCATTAACGATATCAGAGAAGCTGCTGAACAGGATCTTGTAACCTTTATCAGGCTTGTTTCTCCGCAAAGAGTTCTTGGCTCTGTCCATGAAGAACTCTGCCGTTGGTGGAACAGAGAAGATGCTAAGTCTCATCAGCTTACTCTGCTACCACGAGATCACGGTAAGTCCGCTATGATTGCTTATCGCGTTGCTTGGGAACTTACAAAAGATCCTACGCTGCGTGTGCTGTATATCTCTGCTACGTCAAATCTGGCACAGAAGCAGCTTTCGTTTATCAAGTCTATCTTTACTTCGGATATCCACAGAAGGTATTGGCCTGAGCATATCCACGATGACGAAGGTAAAAGAGAAAAGTGGACAATGACAGAGATTGCATTGGACCACCCTAAGAGAAAGGAAGAGCATGTCCGTGACCCTAGTATCTTTACAGGAGGTCTTACTACTTCTCTTACTGGTCTTCACTGCGATATCGCTATCCTTGATGATGTTGTTGTATACGAGAATGCCTATACCCAAGAAGGTAGAGACAAAGTTAAGTCACAGTATTCTCTTCTGTCTTCTATTGAGGGCGCTAACGCCAGAGAATGGGTGGTGGGTACCCGGTACCATCCCAAAGACTTATACTCAGAACTCCTCAGTATGGAGGAGGACATATATAACAAGACTGGTGAAATAGTCGGAGCAGAGCCGATTTACGAAGTCTTTGAAAGGGCTGTTGAAGATATTGGTGATGGCACTGGTGAGTTCCTTTGGCCTCGCCAGATCAGGCATGACGGTAAAGCATTTGGATTTGATATACAGATTCTGGCAAAGAAGAGAGCGCAGTACCTAGACAAGACTCAGTTCAGGGCACAGTATTATAACGATCCGAATGATCCTGATAATAGACCTATCGACTACGATAAGTTCCAGTATTATGAAAAAGAACACTTGACAAATACGGCAGGTTCGTGGTATTATAGAGACAGAAAATTGAATGTTTTTGCTGCGGTAGACTTTGCTTATAGTTTAAAAAGAAAAGCTGACTATACAGCGATTGTAGTTATTGGTGTTGATTTCGAAAACAATGTATATGTTCTTGACATTGACAGATTCAGAACGGACAAGATTTCTGAATATTTCAGACACATTCTTGACCTTCTTAATAAGTGGGATTTTAAGAAGATTCGTGCGGAAGTAACGGCTGCACAGTCTGCAATTGTACAAGAGTTAAAAGATAGTTATATTAAGCCTCACGGTCTTATGCTGAAGATTGAAGAGCATAGGCCAACAAGGCACTCAGGTTCCAAGGAAGAGAGAATGTCTGCTATCCTTGAACCAAGGTATGACAATCTTTCTATCTACCATTATAAGGGTGGTAACTGCCAGCTTCTTGAGGAAGAACTTATCAGTAACAACCCACCGCATGATGACATTAAAGATGCTCTTTCTTGTGCTATTGAGATTGCTGTGAAGCCGTCGAGTAACATGATGAACAGAAGAAGTATCGATAGCAATATTATTTATTCTCAACGCTTCGGTGGAGTTAGTCACTAATGGCTGGTAATACTATAGACATGAAGCTGATTATCAGCCCTGATAGCATTGCTACAGAAATCTCTGATAGATGGCGACTTTGGAATCAGCAGAGAGTTGGTAAACTTGAGGAGTGGAAGGAACTTCGTAATTATCTTTTTGCTACTGATACACGCCGTACAAGCAATAGTTCTCTCCCTTGGAAGAATAGTACAACTGTCCCTAAGCTTACTCAGATTAGAGACAATCTTCATGCTAATTATATGGCTGCACTTTTCCCACAAAATAAGTGGATGAAGTGGATGGCTGATGACAAAGCCAGCAATGATAAGACAAAGCGTGAAGTAATCCAAGCTTACATGGAAAATAAGGTTAGGCAGTCTGACTTTGAAATTACTATGTCCAAGCTTGTTCTTGATTACATTGACTATGGTAACTGCTTTGCTACGGTAGACTACGAAGCTAATTATACTGAACTGGAGAATAGTGAGTTTATTCCCGGTTATATTGGTCCGAAGGTTATCCGTATCTCTCCGTATGATATCGTGTTTAATCCTGTTGCGGCAGACTTTAAGAAGACACCAAAGATTATTCGGTCTCTTCTTACCCTTGGTGAAGTAAAGAAGATGGTTGAGGAAGATCCGAATAAGGACTTCATGAGCCGTATCTTTAACAGAATGATTGGCACTAGAAATGCTATTCAGGGGTACTCTGACTCTGATCTGCACAAGAATGATGGCTTTATTGTGGATGGTTTTGGGTCTATCCGTGAGTATTACGAATCAGATTACGTTGAGATCCTAACATTCTACGGCGACATCTACGATAAAAACTCTGATACATTCCTAAAGAACAGAATCATCAAGGTTGTCGATAGATCGTATGTTCTTCAGGATATCCCGAATCCCTCTTGGCTTGGTATGTCTCCCATCTTCCACGTTGGCTGGAGAGAAAGACCTGATAACCTGTACGCAATGGGACCGTTGGATAACCTTGTTGGTATGCAGTACAGAATCGAT